ATACCTGATGTTCAATGATGGGCCTGGTGAAGGCGAGGTCTACCGAATCAAGTCCCATCCAGCTTTCCCATAAACCGTATTCGGGAATGACATCTCAAATCCTTTCTTACAGGGTCAAGCCCTGCGAATGCCGTTATTTATATATCGCTAGGCACGGCAATCGTTACACCTAGCTAGGGGAACCCGACACTGGCCTTCGTCCTTTTGTAAAGTAAGGACGTTCCTTCACTATTTCCTCTGACACTATTGCCTCTGGTACAGGCTCATCAGAGCTTGCACTAATAGCAACAGGTTCTTTCGTGGCACGCTCCACGCACCATTTGCACTCGCATGTGTCACTAGGAGGCCAGATGAACTGGCCTATCTTGGACTTCTTCATCACGTAATCAGGATTCCCTGGCACATTCTTCACGGTAGTACCAACGTCCTGGACTATATCTCCACCTACGTTGTAGTCCGGCTTGTGGCGGTAGAGGGTAGTCTTCGGTTGCCATTCGTCTATGTATCTCAACGAATAACCGATACCCGCAAGTTCATTCTGTTGTCTGTTCCGTTCAGATATGCCAGCCATTATTTCTCCTCTTACTTAGTTTATTACTTACTCCCTGGTTATAGACCAGGGAGAGTAAGTAATAGATTCTTATTCCTGATTACGTGGTAGAGGACAGGTCACCCATTTCAAACTGCACGCCAGCCCCACGGGAGTCATCAAGTTCAAAGACCCCATAGTCTGAAGTGAGGACAATCTCGGTTGCCCGGAGGGATGCGTCCCGCTGTTGCTCGGTACGGGTCTCCACGCTTGTCAGGACTGCCATAGCAGTCTTGTCAGCGATAACCCCGATACCTGAATCAACGCCAGATACCTTTTCGATGTTTCCATCCTCAAAGATAGATACACCATTGATTGGACGAAGGCCGCTGTAGAAGTTCTGCAACAGGTCAACGCTCCACCCACTGGTGAGCCCTGCCGCCGCTGCGGTGTCAGCCGTTGTGGCTGATTGCTTAGAGAGCGTTGCAACCGCGTTGGGGTGGTGGAGTATGTAGAGTTGGTTGCCGAACTTATTGGCTTTCGCGTTGGAGATGATGGCATGGACGTTCGCTGTATTCATATCAGCGCCATCACCGCCGAGCTTCGTTCCAGCATTCAGGTTGGTGTACAGGGCGATAACGTCATTGTCCTTCTTGCGGGCCATAGCGTCACCAAGCTGCCTGCCAATCATCGAGAACGTGTTGGTGGTCGATTGCCGCAGGAGCTTGTCGGTGATGATGACCTTGGCACCCACCTCGGATGCGGTGAGGTCAATCGTGGTCATCCCGATTTCCTCTTCGTCAATGATGTCCTGACCATCAACAAGGTCACTCACCGTCATCTGCGCGACCTTCGGAACCGTCACTGTCTTAGTGTTAGCGGGAAGAGTGAACTTCTCAAGCAGCGCCATCGCAGGAGCATTGTGTTCCTCTGTGAACAGTTCCGCCGTGATGATGGTATTCGATGCGTTTTCTAGATTACCCGTCGTTGCTGTCTGTGCCATCGCGGCACCTCCTTCAGTTTATGCTCCAAAACTTAGCTTTTTCGCAGCTTGTGTGGCTGCTGCTGAACGGTCTCCGCGCATATACGCCTGTACCAACCTATCCTGATTGGTTGTGACCTCTGCCGAGCCCTGACTATTGTCGAAAGTCTGCGGAGCGACACGTCCTTGGCGCAATCGTGCATTCTCGGAAACAAGCGCCCTCTCCCGCTTCATTCTTGCAGCTTCACGCTCCATGTCTGCGGGTGATTGCGCTTGTTGTAATGCCATAAAGTCAGAGAGCATCTGCTCGTCAGCCAGCCCATTCTGTTTCATATAATGAATAGCAGCAGCTTGTTTACCACTGACATAGCCGACCATATCGTCAGCTTCTTTTTCTTTCTGCCGGAACCGCTGTTCTTGTTGCACGAATTGGCGGGCTTGCGCCTTCGCCTGTTCAGGCAAGTACCCTGATTCAGACAAGTGCTGTTCCATCGCCTTCGCCTTGCGAACAACTTGC